ACTGCAGAACGTCAGCCAGAACGCGACATCACTCCGGTTAACGATGAAACCATGCAGGAGATTAACACTCTGCTGATCGCCCTGGATAAAACATGGGATGACGACTTATTGCCGCTCTGTTCCCAGATATTTCGCCGCGACATTCGTGCATCGTCAGAACTGACACAGGACGAAGCAGTGAAAGCTCTTGGATTCCTGAAACAAAAAGCTACTGAACAGAAGGTGGCAGCATGACACCGGACATTATCCTGCAGCGTACCGGGATCGACGTGAGAGCTATCGAGCAGGGAGATGATGCGTGGCACAAATTACGGCTCGGCGTCATCACCGCTTCAGAAGTTCACAACGTGATAGCAAAGTCCCGCTCAGGAAAGAAGTGGCCTGACATGAAAATGTCCTACTTCCACACCCTGCTGGCTGAGGTTTGCACCGGTGTGGCTCCGGAAGTTAATGCTAAGGCGCTGGCCTGGGGAAAACAGTACGAGAACGACGCCAGAACTCTGTTTGAATTCACTTCCGGCGTGAATGTTACTGAATCCCCGATCATCTATCGCGACGAAAGTATGCGCACCGCCTGCTCTCCCGATGGTTTATGCAGTGACGGCAACGGCCTTGAACTGAAATGCCCGTTTACCTCCCGGGATTTCATGAAATTCCGGCTCGGTGGTTTCGAGGCCATAAAGTCGGCTTACATGGCCCAGGTGCAGTACAGCATGTGGGTGACGCGAAAAGATGCCTGGTACTTTGCCAACTATGACCCACGAATGAAGCGTGAAGGCCTGCATTATGTCGTGGTTGAGCGGGATGAAAATTACATGGCGAGTTTTGACGAGATGGTGCCGGAGTTCATCGAAAAAATGGACGAGGCACTGGCTGAAATTGGTTTTGTATTTGGGGAGCAATGGCGATGAAGCATCCTCACGATAATATCCGGGTAGGCGCGATCACTTTCGTCTACTCCGTTACAAAGCGAGGCTGGGTATTTCCCGGCCTTTCTGTTACCCGAAATCCCCTGAAAGCACAGCGGCTGGCTGAGGAGATAAATAATAAACGGGAGAGTGTATGATTCATTTTCACGGTGGTCCAATAACTCCCGATACCTGTGCGTTGAAAGCCTGGAAAGGCAGACACGCATTCATCAGTTTTGCTAATCCAGCTCAGATTGATCTGGCTTCCGAAGTCACCCAATCATTTGCTCTTGATAATGGTGCATTCACATTCTGGACAAAAAACAAGGCCGTAGACTGGAATAAATATTACAGATTTGTTGAACGCTGGGGTAATCACCCTCGTTTCTCATTCGCGGTTATCCCGGATGTTATCGGCGGAACCAGTGAAGAGAATGACGCCCTGATTGCGGCATGGCCTCACGGTAAATTTATTGGTGCTCCGGTGTGGCACATGAACGAACCAGATGAGCGATTTATTCGTCTGTGCCATGAGTTTCCCCGCGTCTGCATCGGCTCGATGGGGGAATGCGATGCAAAACGACCGAGAGCGTGTCGGGCTAAACTACGCGATCTTATACGTCATGTTGTAGATCAGTACGGCTACCCAATCACCAAGATTCATGGGTTACGGATGTTAAATAAAGACATTTTTACTCATGTACCGCTTTCGTCTGCAGACAGCACGAACGTCGCAAGAAATATAGGCATCGACAAATCCTGGGTAGGTTCGCCATATGCTCCCGCAAGTAAAGAAACCCGTACGCAAGTTCTTGTGGAACGCATTGAATCATTCAACAGTGCCAGTTCACTTAATTACAATGCTGAACGGGACGTCTTTACCCCTCAACTGGCATTCGAAGTGTGAGGCCAATATGACAATAGAACATAATAACGCCCTTCGCAGCATTGCCCGTCAGGCTAATTCTGAAATCAAAAAAGCCAGACAGCAGTTTCCGGATAAAAACGTCGATGACATTTGCCGTAGCGTACTGAAGAAGCACCGCGAAACGGTAACGCTGATGGGATTCACACCGACTCATTTAAGCCTGGCAATCGGCATGTTAAACGGCGTTTTTAAGGAACGGTGAACATGAAAAGCAAAATCATCAGGGAGCTACAGGCTCCTTTTTTATTATTCGCATTCACCCTCAAGCGTATTAACCAACAATTCAGGGATTAATGAAAGATGGCGGACATCATTGATTCAGCATCAGAAATTGAAGAATTACAGCGCAATACAGCAATAAAAATGCGTCGTCTGAACTACCAGACTATATCCGCCACTCATTGTTGTGAGTGTGGCGATCCCATAGATGAACGAAGACGCCTGGTCGTTCAGGGTTGTCGGACTTGTGCAAGTTGCCAGGAGGATCTGGAGCTTATCAGTAAACAGAGAGGTTCGAAGTGAGCGAAATTAACTCTCAGGCACTGCGTGAGGCGGCAGTAGCAATTGAAACAGTAGCAACGCCTCAAAAATTGCTGGCATTTCGTATGAAAGTCACACCTCAGGTTGTGCTGGCACTGCTGGATGAACGGGAAAGAAACCAGCAATACATCAAACGCCGCGACCAAGAGAACGAGGATATTGCGTTAACGGTAGGGAAGTTGCGCGTTGAGCTTGAGGCAGAAAAACAGCGTGCAAAGGATCTGTTTATGGAAAATGCTCGGCTTAAGTCAGGTATAGCCGGTCTGATACACCTCGGTATTCGATATGCAGATGTTGAGGTCATGAGAATTGCTGGAGATGCCCAGCTTTCTACCCCATGCACTGACAGCATCATAAACAGCATTGCAACAGGCATTCGCATCAAAGGAGAGTGATATGAGCGCTATAACCAAAGAACGTATCAAATTATTCATTAAAAATCCGCTTGATAACGGACTTACTCGTGGCGAACAAATGGAACTGGCACGAATTGCACTGGCATCACTGGAACGCGAACAGATTCGCCACGAGCATGCCAAATGGTCTGACTCCACATTTGGCTGCGTTGGCCCCATTGGTCCGCTGAAACATCTCTCAAAAGAGGCACTGGAAGCCGCAGCCGAACCAGACGATCTTAGCGAGTGGGCTGATATGCAGTTTCTGTTGTGGGATGCACAGCGCCGTGCTGGCATCAGCGATGCTGAAATTACCGCTGCTATGGAAGATAAATTGAAGATCAACATGGAGCGCCAGTGGCCTGAGCCAAAAGATGGTGAGCCTCGCTTGCACATTAAAGAACCCGGCAACTATCCGGTAACTCCGGATGGTTGGATAAGCTGTAGTGAGCGAATGCCAGAAATGGGAGAGCGACAATGCTATGTGTTAGCAGCTGACTTTAAAAACAACTACCCACCAAACATCCCCAACACTCAGGTCGGCGTATATGGCGACTGGTTTAATGATGGCAATCCCACTTGGGATGACGGTGATGGCGAAGACCTGTATCTCAAAGAGGTAACCCACTGGATGCCTCTACCAGAACCGCCTCGATTAAAGGAGCTATAATAGTGAACTATTATATCTATTTGTATTAAAAGAGTTTTTATAAAATAAATCTTCCAAAGCATGTAAAAACACTGTTAATCTTAACGTGTGTGAAACGTGAAGAGAGGTGTTGAAATGAGCATTCATGATTTGTGTGAAGATCAAGAGCAATGGGCTATGCAGACCCTTATGGGATCAGGAGTTCTTGCAAGGTGCAGAATCCATAACGATGTAATTTTAGACAGCGGAAATGATGCTTCTTCTGCTTATAAATTAGGAACTTACCTATATCAAAAAGATAATAGCTGCAACTTATTCAATACTCTTACTGAAGCCCGCGACGCAATAAAGGATGCATATGAATCGTATTGTGGGATTGATGATTGCCCACAATGCTCAAAATACATTGACGATTAATAATATGAACAAGTAACTATCCTCGCACTCGCGGGGATTTCTTTTATCTGAACTCGCTACGGCGGGTTTTGTTTTATGGAGATGATAAATGCACTTCCGAGTCACAGGTGAATGGAATGGAGAGCCATTCAACAGAGTTATCGAAGCAGAGAACATCAATGACTGCTATGACCACTGGATGCTATGGGCGCAGATAGCACATGCAGACGTAACCAATATTCGAATTGAAGAACTGAAAGAACACCAAGCCGCCTGATGGCGGTTTTTTATTACCTGATTTGCAGGTTCGATTCCCTATTCGGAGATAGCACTCATGCAACACGAACTACAGCCTGATTCACTGGTTGATTTGAAATTCATCATGGCCGATACTGGCTTCGGTAAAACCTTCATCTATGACCGGATTAAGTCCGGCGACCTGCCAAAAGCCAAAGTTATCCACGGGCGAGCAAGATGGTTATATCGTGACCATTGTGAATTCAAAAATAAGCTCTTAAGCCGCGCCAATGGGTAA